ATAGCTTTTCCTTGACTGTAACGTCCCAATCTTGAGTCTCGCAAACAATATCATCATTCCCGAAGAAAATCCATTCAGCTTGAGTTAATTTGTAGGCTTCTTCATGTAACTTACCTACAGATAAAATCTCATCTGGTTTGCGGTAGTATTTGATGATGTTACCGTGACCTTCTACTCGCTCTAATTCAGAGTCGAGAACGGCTACAACTTGAATACCATCAAAATCCTTAGTTTTCTCCCTCAGAGAGGAAATGAATCTATCAAATCCCTCTGCGTTTTTAGAAGGAACTAAAATTGACAACCAGTAATTCATTCACTTATCTCCTAAATAAAAGGTGAGTGACCCAGCACCTATTAGACCGCGAATAATAGGGTTCCTATCTGGGCCACCCACCAACTCTTACGACGTATAGTACTTAGCAGTGAGAGGATCGTAGACTAAGAACCTCGGAACATTAGCTGCTCCCGTGGTAGTAGCCGCTGTAATATTCCCAGTAGTCAAAAACTGACCTGACTGGGTAGTAGTGAAGATGAAGCACAGCATATGTGCTCCAGTCACAGGAGGCGTAATAGTCTTAATAGCCGTTGTGCTTGTTAAGAAGCTCAGAAACGTAGTGGGAGCGATTGTAGCAGCCGTTGCAATAGTAACAGGCTTAGGCTGCTGTTCGCTCTGAACCGTCGCAATATTCTGATGAAGTAAATCACTCATCTTCTATTTTCCTTAGCTAACTGGTCCAGGATACCAGGTATCATCAGCTTTACTATATACTAACATTGTAGCTCTGTTTTCCAACATAGTAATAGTTGAAGTGATTTCAATATTACCAGTGGTTAACAGGATAACATCTCCGGCAGTCGGAACGAGTATAAGCAGTCCACTAAATCCAGCAAAAGCTGGAGTAATGGTAGCAATAGACGTAGTACCAGTTAGCCTGACTAAATCTGAGCGAGGTGCAATAGTAGCCGCAGTGGCTAATACGCCCTCGCTCAGTTTAGTTGTTGAACCAGGAATCATTCCACCATCCTCCTTAGATTCCTATTACTTAACTAATTGTAAGCGTCCAAGTAGAGCCGCTCTTAGTAGCTGTAACTGTTGCTGCTGATGCAACACTGATAGCTGGAATCGTAACAGAACCTTGCACCATTGTGATGACATTATTAACCGTGTCAATGGTGAAAGATGTAATACCAGTGAACACTGCTGCTGTAAGAGTAACACCAGCTCCAGCTTTTCCTGTAAGAGTAATTGTGGCTGCCATAGTTAGTACCCCGTTGGAACTGCTAAATCGTAAATATAAGCAGTAGCAGCAGGATTGGTAACGAATGCCTGCATACCACAAACCATGTAGAAAATATCAGCAGTAGCAACTCCACCAGATGCACCACGAATCTCAAAGAGCTTCCTACCATCAGTAGTATAGAAACCAATAGGAAGAATCTCTCCACGACCCCAAACTGCACCATTAATGAAGTCGATACGTTCTTTGTCCCAGTTATATGAAGTTCTAACTGGAGCACCAGCAAGCTGCATATTGCTGCCACTAAAATACATATTCAGCCCTTCTTCCTTGGCTGACTTCTGTATAATAGAGACAAGCTGACCAATTTCTTCATATGCCTGCTGCTGTGCAGGATGCATCCACGCTTCTAGCTTAACTCCATCATCAATTCCAACTCGATTACCAATAGCATTAATTGCCAATCGAGGAAGTGGAAGTGTTAAAGGAGCACTCGCAGCATTAATTCCATTGCTACGAATTTCTGGTGTAGTAGACCTATCAAATCCAAGCCAAGTACCAGTAGAGGCATTGGAGTGATGATAAGGAACACCAAATAAAGCAGGAAGCGCAGTAGGAGTAGTAATACCAGCAGCAACAATGAAGTCACCACCAGTAACACTTGCAATAGCCGGTGAAATCTTAACAATCTTATTAGCAACATCCCAGAAGGTAATGGTGCCTGAGCCTCGGTTAGTAGTCAGATTAACATCGAAAATCTGAACTGTCTGACCAAAGCGCATAAGACGAGCACCGAATCCATCAGTAGCGAGACTAATAACATTCTCACCACCAGCAGGAGTATCGGAGGTAACTTCACCAAGAACACCAGTACCAGGCTGCATTAACTGTGCATCAAGCTGACGACGAAGCTCATCTAATGCAGTAGCCGTTAATCTACGAACGGCATTAACAATAGCCTTACGACTATCATCAGTAGCCCACTGAGTTAACTTGGTGTATTCGATGTTCTCACTAACGAATACTGCTGTAAGAACGGCCTTATCAAACGTCGGGCCGCCGCCACGTCCTAAATCTCCACCATCAGGATTAAAGTACTGAAAGCTACCACCAGGACGAAGTTCAAGCGGAACTCGCATCTGGCGATTAGAGATTTTCTCAACGTCCTTCTTCTTAATATTAGCAAAGAACTTGTCATCCCGCTCAAATGCAACTGCAATTCGCGGAAGAACTCGCTCAAGTTCTAATGCTTGAACTGTCTGCTCAATAACTGCCATGTTATATATTCCTCGTTAATCTTGCATCAAAAATTCTAATGTAGACATACCTTTCGGAACTTCCGTTTTGGCACCTTTACTTGTGGTAGTGCGACCAGGAGCTAACGGACCTTTACGGTCTTTTGTTTCATTGGTTCTCTTACCAATTCCTTTTAGTGCCTCATTCCTGTGCTTTTGAATAAGCGTAGGTAACAAGGACTTTGCTTTGGAAAGGTAAGTAGAACGAATCTTATCTAAACTCTGTTTGTCAAACTTAGTTTTAAATGCATTCTGCCAATGTTTATCTAGCAGAGAACGGAAATTCTTATCGCCCTCTACTAAACCTTGAATCTCTTTGAGTGCTTCATTGACTGCTGTTTTCTTAAGATAGGGCGTCATCAATCCTTTCGGGTCGATGTGAGCATCAATCGTAGCCTTAAGAGTATTATGCAAACGGCTACCTAAATCATCCCTAGCCGCTTCAAATCTCTCACGATTGAATTGCTGCCGCTCCTTCTTAATTGTATCGTCCTCACCTTTAGATAAATTAGTAGGTGGTTGAAACTCGCTATTACCAAAGATAAACTGATTCAGAATTGTAGCCGCTTGGACCAGAGCTTCATTACCAGTCCTCTTGGATTCAGAAGCCATTCCATAGATAATTCTCTTAACTGCATTACCTACAACATGATAATGGGCTTCCGGAGAAACCTTTAACAGTGTAGGGAGATAGTTATCTACAAGCTTGCTAAATGCTTCATCATCATGGTCTTTAACTGCCTTCAGAACTTCTTCTGTATTACCAGTAAGAAGCTGAGTTTCAAAATTATCAAGAGTCTGAGCTTTAGTTACAAGCTCTTTAGCATCTTCGGGACTGCCAATTAACTCTCGGTATTCTCGTTCTGCGTAATAAGCCTTCTCAAGATAAGGAAAGTCTTTGAATACATCCGGATATTTCTTAAGAATATCCTTCTTCCTGAAAGGAGTAACTAGCTTCTGTTCAGGTTCTTCTTCCTCATCTTTTAATTCTATCTTATCTTCTTCCTCAGTTTCTTCATCTTCTTCGGACTCAGTATCTTCCTCAGATTCTTCCGTATCTTTATCTTCTTTATCTTCTTTATCTTCCTTTTCTGTTTCCTTCTCGGCTTCCTTTTCTTCAGGAGTTTCAACATTTAATATATCAAGAGTATCCTGGTCAGTTGCAATAGTATCAGACTTAGATTCTACACCAGCATTAAGCAGTGGCATTTGTAGCTCCCTTTGGAGATTGTGCTAACGATTGGTTAGCAGGTTTAGGTTCTGTACTTCCTTTTGCTCCGCCTTCTTGTCCTGGAGGTTGCGGAGCAGGCGGAGCCATTTGCGAAGCTGCCATCATATGTTCTTTCATATGCAGCAGGACATTCTTGTATCCTATTGGATTATCCATCTTAGCTTGTCTACCAGCCTCACTAATAGCCCAAGCTTTGCAAATTTCAGCTTCAATAATATGATCATCTAGTAAGATGTCAATTTGTACTGAAGGTAATTCTTGCGGTTGCATTCCCATTCCCATCATCTCCATCTCAGGAGACATAGGAGGCATAGGCATCTGAATAGGTTCCGAGATTAGAAGCTGATTAATCTCCTCGTACTGTTTTTGTCTATCAGCTTCACCTGGAATCTTAAAGCTTGTTAAGCCAACTACTTGAGCTAATACAGGTAAATTCTCAGCAGACATAAGACCTTCCATTACTAATGGATTGCCTGCCTGAAGAAGTTGCATTACCACATCTCTCTGTTGTGCCCAAGTAGTAGGAAGCTGGTCGCTACTTTCTAATTCAATATCTCCGATTTTACCAGCTAATTCTGCTTTACGAATGAATACGTTAATGTATCCACCAGTAACAGGGTCTTTCTTTACGTACCTATCATCATCCATCATATCATCAATGAATGAAGGAATGACTTTACCAAAGATTTGCTTCCACCAAACATTCAGCATCTTCCAATGAGTTTGTAGCCGTTGCTGAGCCTGATTCCTACTCATTGAATATTCAGCAGCAGTCTTACTACCAGCAGTAGGACCGCCACCAAATAGACTGGGTAACGCTCCACTAACTAACTGACCAAACTCTTGAATCTTACCTAAGAATGGTAAAACCTCATGGCTTAATGCTGCTGTCTTTACTTCATAGAAGCCATCAGCTACTCGCTTATCACTACTAAGAGGCTTTGTCTTGTATATGCTTCCAGGAGTAGCCTGTAGCTGCTTATAAGCCTCGAAGTTCAGAACGGCTGGGTCTGCAAATGTTTGTGGAATACCATGCTCAATTGTCTGAATAACAAGAGAGATAATATCATTAGTAACATCTTGTACTGATGTTAGTAATTGACCAGGAGGATCGTGATGTAAATAGTCAGATAACGGATTCTTAGTTAATGTCCAATGGTCATCTAAGCATTCATCGCAAGCTTCAGCAAAATACTCATTAATCATAACGACCTTGCAGCCGTTAGGATATTTCTTCTTTAATTCATCTGCACAATCAGGCTCTAAGACATTGTACGATGATGGTCGTAACCAACAGTTTCTAACAGTAACTGTGTCAAGCGGATACTCTCCATGATACTGTGTAGATAAACGTCCCCATCTTTCATAGGTATCGTATAATCCTGGAGTACCACTACCTGTCTTTGACTGTCCACCAACTTTACCTCTAAGGTCAGGATATCTTTCGAGAGCGTTGGTGTAATGGGTTTCATATGAAAAAATCAAATACGGAGTATCTTCTTGTTTAATTACATAATTAGGAACTTTAACATAAAGACCTCCATAAACCTCGATGCACTGACGAGATTTAGGATGCTTGGTAGTTCCAACTAATCTCTGAATCTGAATTGGAGTTGTAGTAACAGGTGTCTCAAGACCCTTTCCGCAATTAGGACAAGGATATTTGAAATCTAAAAGTTCATCATCTCCACTATCATATGTATCAGACTGAATAATATTTAATCCATATTCTTCTGGGAGAGCTGTCTTGCAATATGGACAAATCAGATTTTCTTCTGTTTCAGTCTTGTATTCTTTCTCTTCGTATGTACCATACTTCTCATCTTCTTTAGAGTAGCTATAAGCGGCTACTAATCCTTCAGTATAGAAGATATAGAGAGCATGAATCCAAAGAAGTGCAACATCGTTATGCTTATAAACTAATTCCGCAATTCTATCACCAGCCTTAGCCGTTGATAAATCTAAAGGATCATCGGCATCATCAGGAGTACACTTGATAGCAGGTACAGTCACACTGAGAGCTGCAATGATCGACTCAATATATGCACGAAAGACATTTACAGGTTTATCATAATAAGATTCATCATTATTATCATCAAACCTTTGAAGGTCGTAAACTCTCCAATCATGGGCAGTCTCATCAAACCAGACTCTTTGGAAGCCTTCCCAATAGAGTTTAAGCTTACGCCACTGGAGAATCTGCCTTTGACGAACAGCAAAATCATCTTGAGTATAGCTGTCTACCAGAGACTTCAGCTTATCTTCGATAGTCTCTGGAATCTTCTTATCTGCCATTAATTATATCCATTTGCTATGAAGGACTTGACCGTATTCCAATCGGTTCCAGGATGAGCATCCATATAATCTAATGCATCTACGAGATCATCGAACACTGCGCTTATCCCAGATTGTACTTTCGTATCGAATACTGCAATCTTATTTAATGCTTCCTCAGTCAGAGGACCGAGTAGCTTTTGATTTTTAATTGCATCTGCAATTACTTTAGATTCTTTCTCAGCTTGCTCAAAAGAGAAGTATTTATCTTTTAGAAGCTTGTAATCAGCAGAATCAAGCTGACCATCGAAGTATAAATCTTTAAGTTCTTTACCATTCACAGGCTTCCCTTTTACTACAGGAAGCTGTGGATTATCTTTATCTACATAAATAAGATTGCTATACTCACTTTTCTGTCCTGTAAAGAATTTAGTCTTTAATAACTTAAAGTCATCAAAATCCACGTAGCCGTTAACATATAATTCTTCTAGAGCTTTAAGATTCACAGGCTTCCCAAATATCGTAGGAAGCTCTGGATTATTCTTATCTATAATCCATCCACCACCAGGCTTAGGCTTAGGATGAATAGGCTGTAACTTATCAGCCCATTCCTCTGGAGTTAATTTTATAGATTCTCCACCATCAGAATAATCATACTGGCCTTTAGGCTTAGGCTTAATATCTAATATAGAAGTATGTTTGGGTGCATCAAAATATTTAGAGCCAGTTTGAACTTGCAACTCACTTTTAATAGGAGCATTATCCGGAAGCTTAAGCATCTCTAACGGCTTAGGATCATTAGTCATAGGTAATCCCCAAGCCGTTTGTATAGGAGTTTTTTCAGGAACAGCCCAAGATATATTTCCCATATCTCTGTATCTAATAGCATCAAATAAAGTCTTATCAAAATCCTCTGGACCCATTCTAAGCTTCTCTGCTACAGTTTGAATAGGAAGCTGTGCATCTTCAGGATATCCTTCGTCTCGATAGTGACGCTCTCCTAAATAACGATACTTATCGCCACCTTCTCTAACCTGCCTTCTAGTATCCTTGAAAGCAGAAAGAAGTTCTTTTCTATGCCATTCAGGAACAGCAGCTAAAGCAGCAGCAATATCATCAGGATTTGGATCAACCAAATCTAATGTATTTTGAGCTTGTGGCTTTGCTGCTATCATATTAGCTTTTCCTGTACTACCTTTTATTACCCCTGTAGAATAATCATTAGCATAGCTAGGACGTTCAGCAAAATGAGTCATCCAGCCTAATACATCTTCAACATCATTCTTAGAAGGATCGAATCTATCAAACACTTTCGTAGTTCCATGAAACACTGGCCTACCTTTAGTAATAGCCCAAAATGGTAAACCAGCCTGTAATACCTGGCTAAATACGTTGCCTGCTACCTCAGGATTATTCTGTAACAATCCTTCAGGAGGCTCTAATCCAAATAAACCTTTAAAAGCTCCTGCTGTAGCTCCTAATGCTCCTCTACCTAATTTCTTCCAAAGCGGGTCATTAGCTTGCTGCTCTGCTACATATCTCTCATATTCCGCAATTTGTTCAGGAGTGGGAGCTACACTACTCCTAAAGTCTGGAATAGGAAGAAGATTCTGTGGCATTAACTAACTTCTAAAAGCTAGCCTTTAGGAATCATCTTATGAACTGGCGAAGCTCCAAAGAGTCTATTGCCAGCACCCATCCTACCCATATTCTGTTGCATACTAGAGAAGAATTGCTGCAACATCTCAGGAGTAGGAGAACCCATATTACCAAGAGCCGGAGCTTCAGGCTTCATAGCATTCATAGGATTTCCTTGTAACCAAGGCATATCCATGAACTTAGGCATACCTGATGGCATACCTCCTTGATTGCTTATGCCTCCTGGATTAGGCATTCCATTACTTCCAAGAGACCTCATCTTTTCTTGCATACGACCAAAGAGACTGTTTACTTCATTCATCATATTCCTACCTCTTTTTCGAGTTCTGCAATCTCTTTTTGCTTCTCTGCCCTGAGCCTTGCTTCTTCTCTTGATTGAGCTTCAAGTAGAGATTGTCTAACTCTCCAAGAAACATGACCAGAGACTCTAGCCGGTTCTTCAACATTTTCCTGAATTGAAGCAACTGGCTTCTGTCGCTCAATGAATAAACTGAGTAGTCGTTCTTTCTCTTCATTAGCTATTTCAAGCTGCTGCTTTAGAGTCTCACAAGACTCACATCCTCTATTACAATCAGGACAATGAGGATCAAATAAATGATGTAGCCACTGTCTAAACATATTACCTCTGAACTACCTCTGAAGCTTTAGTTTATTACAAGCTGAAGTCCAATTACTTTCCATTATCGTCTCCGTCTGAATCTGCGTACCATAGATTCAGAACCTTTAGATTCCATTACAGCGGAGTTACGATAGAATGCTGTCCAGTCTTGAGTAGCCGTTAATTTCTGAACTAGTCTTTCTTGCTCTTGCATCTTAATGAAATTAGTTTTGCTCTCATCAAAATAACGATGAGCAGCTTTAATTAACATCCTAATTCCATCATAAGGGTCATCGCCAGGAAACTCTGCTACATCCTCTGGATTAGTATCATCCGGGACGCAAGCAGGAATAGCATCTAATAGTTCTTCTGGCTCTCTACCCTCTGGCGATACCCTAAATATCTGAAGCCTCGGTATATTATCTTCTTCTGCTTCTTCTACAAATATTCTTAAGTACTCGTTGTATTTGTCTTGACCACTCATCCTAAGGATACGAGCGGCTAGTTTCTCATCGTAAACTAAATCGTTCGGTCTGAGTCTTGGTCTTGGTCTCCACCTCAGATATTCATGGAGTAAGTTCTTGCCTCCGATTCTATCTCTGTCTCCTAGAGTTACAGGATATTTACCTTCAAAGGCATCAAATACTTGCTCCTGAATTGTCTTTTCTTCACCTCGATGTTGATTAGCAGAGTGGCAAATAATGAGATTACTAAGTTCTTCATCTCTGCTGATGTCTGCTATTTCTCTGCTCCAAATGCTGATGTTAGTTTTAGTCCAAGCAGCCGTTCGATATAAATACAATCTACCGTTAGGACTAATAGCTCCCCAACCTGCCCATGTCATTGCTGTCCAGCCCCAGTCTATTGCTAATATCCTGGGCCACCAGCTAGGTATCGTGAACGGCTCAATTACATGAACTGCATTTGGTGGTTCGTCACTTAATCTCATTACACGGAATTCAGTGAATACTTGTCCTTCGTAAGCATCCCAGTCTCCAAATAACTTAGCTCTCTTTTCTGCTTCAGGTAATCCTTCTAATCTTATTAAATAATTAGGATCATTATGAATAAGATGAGGATTATCCCTTCCAAGAAAAGGAATATAAATTCGTTTTTGCTTTGTAACCTTATCTACTAATAATGTCTTTCCAGCAGGATTAGGCTTAACAAATCTCTCTTTAAAGAAGCCATGTCCTACGTTACCTGGATTAGTAAAAGCTCTTACAAAAGCAGGGAGATCAGCACTAGAGCTCCTACACCTAGAAAGGCTAAGATATAAGTACTGAAAAGCAGTAAAGTGGGTAGACTCATCCCAATCGATATAATTATATTCAGCAGAATCGTACTTACGAACATCATCTTCTCGCTCAGCGTGGCCGTTCTGTATGCGCGCTCCAGATGGAAATTTCCATACTTTCTTAGTTTCATTATAGACAGCTCCCATATGGGGATACCAGTCATACTGTCTAAGCAGAATCTCCTTCTCTAAGTCAGTATGTGTACGACGTAAGATTAGACCTTTAAATTTAGGATGCTCCGTGAATTGACGAACGGCTGGAAGCATTATGCCTAAGTCTGTCTTACCTCCACCTGCGGCACCTCCACCTAATGCTTCAAAGATTGAATCTGGTAAAGCTAATACTTCCTGCTGACCTTTTTCATTTGGTTTCCATACCTTCTCAATTACAGGTGCAGAACCAAATGTAGTAGCTACCTCGCTCATGGTTTAGTTTGAGGATTATAATATCTACTACGACTACTGTTTATTATAGATTCTATGTCTGACTTACGTAATGTATTTCTTTCCTGGCTTTCAATTAATGCAATCAACTTAGCATTGGAAGCTGTATTTTCTTTCACTACATCCATCAATTGCTCTGCTGTTACTCTCCAGAGTTCAGTGTACTGCTTAACATCCTTCCTGTAAAAAGTAAACATGAAGGCTGCTAGTATTCCCCCTACTCCCAAAGTAACTAGCCATTCAGTGAATCCAGTGTCTACTTCCATTACTTTGGTTTTGCTAAAATATTCTCAAACTTAACCAAAGCTTCAATTGCATCAGACTTTGCTTTAACTACATCAAAATCAGACAATAACTTATCATCAGTTAAGAAGCCTGAAGTGATAATCATATCGTCTGTTAGCTTCATTGCTTCTTTCTTTTTATTCACGCCTTTCATTCCTTCAGCTTTTTGAATAGCCTCAAGAATGAATATTGCTAGATTAAGCCACTTACTCACTTCGTTCACCTTACCTTAATAACTCTTGACTGTAATTAATGTCGTAGTTCCTGTAGTGTTCCTAATGAACTTAGCAAAACATTCGACTCCAGTTGTTGCACTTGCTAGCGTTGCAAATCCAGTAGTAGCCGTTGTCTGGCTAACTTCAACAGCAGCAGTAGATTGTACTCTGCATGGCCTAGCAGGTAAAGCATATATCTGATTTTGTATCATCAGATACGTAGGGCCTGCTGATAGAATCTCAACCATCATTTACTCCATACACCTGAATGTCAACTGATATCTTTGACCTTGTAATCTAACAGTACTAATATGAGTCCAGCCTCCCTTCTCATATTCTTGTACTGTTTTATTTATATCATTTCTATGTACATTGATATTATGTACTTGTCCTACTGGATAATACGTACCCCTGTAGGAGCAAGACTTGGGCTGGTTAATAAGAAAGGGGTTGACTGGGGGCCTTCTCCTGTATCTTGTCTGAAGTATGCTAAGGTGATATTGTGAGCACCAATCATGTTCAGTGCATCGACGTTAGACTGAGTTAGGGGAGCAATACAATTGACTGGAGTGCCTGTGCAGGTAATATTGGTTAGAGCCGTTACTACTGAGGGACTCTTAGAATCTCGTAAACGGACTTCAAAAGT